AAATAAACCGTGACAAAATTACATCACGGTTTATAATTAAAAATAGTTACAATGAGTTAAAAGGTAAACTATTACTCTCTCAATTATAATTAAATTGGTCTCCCGAAACCATACCACTGATGACCTGGACCTACTATAACTCCAGATGATAAACGTCGCTTTTCGCCTGTCGGAGCCGCAGGCGCAGGCGCAGGCGCTGCGGGCGGAGTCCATGCCGCTAATGCTCGTTCAGCTGCTTTTCTTGCTCCTTTTGCTTTACCATACGTCTCCTCTAATGCATCAACTTCAGCCTGCTCATCGTCAGTCATTTTCGGGGCATCTGCTCCTGGTATAGCGCTTTTCCAAGCAGCTCGTGCTGTTGTTGCCACTGCTGTCGTTTCATCTACCGCTTGTTGTAATTCTGCTTTAGTTGCCATAATATTTTAATTATTTATGTTTTTCTATATAAAGGTTTTTGAAAATTTGATTTAAACTAGCTAATCTTTCACATACATCAAGAATCTCACTTTTCGTAGCATCTGAAACATCAGCAAAAATAGTACCTACTTTATTATCATTTCTTAATTTACCTAATACACTAGAAATACCACCGTTAAGATATTGTAATACTTCATCAATATTACCAATCCATTCCTGTAAGTCTGAAAGCTCTTGTTGTTCATTAGGGTTTTGATCTATTACATCTTCAAAATCTTTAGCATGCTCTGGCTCATCTAAAGCATTTGCAAAAGATTGTTGATCATCACCCGGTTCTGCATCAACTGCAGGAGCTACATCAGGAGTGGCAGCACCAAATTCATCTTCCTTAAGTAAAGATAAAAATTTATTTTCAAACTTTCCCATGTAACTATTTATTAAATACTTATGATGAAAGGCATACTTTTTGAAGATTTATATAAGTACACTAACAAGTACTGGAAAGACGTAAAGTCTAGACACGTTCGACCTACTACAAAAACATTAGCTGATATTGCAAAAGCTAGTCCTGAGACCTATAATCAAGTTAAAGCTGAGCTAGTCCCATTCCCAGGTGATCATTTAATCGAACAACTTGGTAGTGCTTTTAAAAGTATATCAGACGCCACAGGGCTAATAACTCAGCTTTTCGAAAATCCTTCCATACACTTAGACGAAAAAATTGTAAAATCCGCAACTTTAAAGTTGCAAAAAATTCAAGATCTTATAAAATCTGTATCGGAAGATTTAGATCATGACGAAACAGATAGTTAAAAGTTTATTTATTGTATTTTCAATTTCAATTTCAATAAGCAGTATAGCAATATTATTTTATCCCTCTCTTACAACATTCTTAAAAGTTGCAATTGGAACAACTGGACTACAGATATTATTCTTTTTTCTATATAATAATATTCTTAGATATATCGCTCATTTAAATCTTGAAAAAGAAGCATTACATTTATCTCAATTAGCAGAACAAAATCGAATATTAGCTGAATGTCAAGGATGTAAAAAGATGAATAATGTATACGTAATTCTAACTGATGAAAATGAATTTAACTGTGAAGAATGTAATGCCCTTAATAAAATAAAAATTGATATTAACACTATACTACCAACTACAATGATTTATGAAAAATAACTCATCAGCCGACCGCGAGATAAAACAATATTCACAATTAGCGAGATGGTTGTGCTTATATGAGGCGGTAAATATTATCTCAGACAAAGCAGAAAAAATGGGACACAAAGGAGACTGTTTAAAGCCTATTCCTATTAACAAATATATAAATGAAAGATATCACTCTGTACTAAAAGACGTAGAATATGAATTTAGTAATAATCTCCATACACGTCATCATTAGTTCCATAATCAAAATAAGACGTTTGCTCTGTATCTAAATCATTAATATAATCGGTTTCTAATGCTGTTAATGAACCGACCCCAGACGTATCAGTAACTTGAGTTGATTTTGATTCAGCTGTTAATCCTGGTAAGAATGTATGATCATTTCTTCTTGCACGTAATCTAAATACATAATGTCCTTGAAGTTGATTTATTTCTCCGACCATTTGATCTATGCGTTCTGTAATTTCAAATATTTTACCATCTTTTCCTCCCGGTCGATCATCACCATATTCAGTTAATTGAAATACATCTCCTGCGTTAGGCATAGTAACAGAAGCACTAGCATAATTAGAAGATAGAGTTTGTTGATAAGACTCAATATCTATTACAGCTGCTAACTCATCATCTGATACTAACCCGTATTGTGAATATGTTATCATTCCGTCTGTTAAATCTATTAACATAGTAAGTGTTTGCGGAGTTTGATATCCTTCATACGGGTTTTCACCATATACTTTATCCGTATTAGCTAAATTAAATTTACGTATATAATAATTTACTTGAGTACCATATAGCCGTATTTGCTCTTTCCACCATCTTTTATACGTTTGATTCCGCTCAGTTGTATTAAGGTCTTTATTATTAAACCTAGTAGTATCTTTAGCGTCACTATGATAGTTAACTGCAGTTACTGTATCTGTACTCCATCCGGGCATTATTTTTTAATATAATATTGATTATTTGCAACATACATTGTTATTCCTGTATTACCTAAATTTCTAGATCCAGTCTCCTCAAGATCTGTAATTTTAAATAATTGTTTTATCTCTTGAGCTTCTTGATCATTTAAAAGCCGCACACCTGTTTGTGATGCTTTTAATGCTTTTAATTTATGAGGATATCTAGCATCAGTGCGATGACTAGCAGGTAACAAATTTTGATGTGTTCTATTAGAGCCTGTACTTCCTCTTAACTTATATAAATCCTTACACCCTAAAGCTTCAAGAAATTTTCGAGTAAATAACATTTTAAGTATTTAATAAAAAAAGCCCCCTACATATGTAAAGGGCTCTCAAAGGTATTATGTATTTTTAATTATTTTAGGTTTTAGAATTTGCCTTTAATGGTCCAGGCTTTCCAGATGGATGTTTTCCTCCAGCCTTACCAACTGTTTTTCCATCTGTAGTTGGCTTACCAGTTGACGCCGGATCATCTGTAACTTTTGCGTCTGCTGAACCACGTCCAACTCCACCTAAGCTATCAGCTGCAGGATCTGTGGCCTTACCTCCACCATCAGAAGGATCCTTGCCAACTGTTTTTCCGTCACTGGTCGGCTTACCTGTTGACTGTTCGTCTCCTTCTTCAACCGTATCAGTGCTCTCGCGTCGAAATCCCTCATCAGGTACCTCATCGCCTCCACCGATCTCATCCTCGTCTCCCCCAAGCTCATCTTCAGGAGCTGGTAATTGATCAACCACTGCCTTTAATGCATCGGCTTGATCTGGAGTTAGTGTTACAGTGATTTCCTCACCGCCAAGTTCGTCTCCGAATTCGTCGCCAACACCGAGATCGTCGGCACCCGGAAGACCGAGTTCGAAGTCGTCGTCTTCGCTCATAACTTGCTCATAAAGTTTATCAAATATTGATTTATCTTGTGACATAATATTACCTTTGTTAGAATTATTTATACTATCCTCAACAACTTTCTTCTCTTTTTTAGTATTTTTTTCTTCCTCTTCTTTAGGCTCCTGTAAATCATCATCTACATTCTCTGTGGACGACTTAACATCTTTTGTATCAACTTCACCTTTCGGTCGTTGTGTCTTTTTATCTACCTTCGCTCCAACAGATTCATCTGGTTGTTTAAACGACTCACCGTCTTCTTCATTTAATTTAGATTTTAGTGAAAACCCTCGCGAACTTGAAGATAATCGACTTTCATACTCAGACATTATATTTGTAAATTTCATAACTTTCTTTTTCTCCTTTAATGTAACTTTCTTTCTCTCAACTTTACGAGGTGAGTCCGTAGTACCAATACTTATAGCCGCCTCTCGCTTTACAACTGCGTCTCGTTTAACCTCAATTGCATCCCTAACAGCTGCTAAATTCACATACTCCCCATCAAGATCAAGAATTACAAAGTCATCATCTTCGCCCTCAACTTCCACTATATCTCCAACCTCTAAAGGCTCGGAATCTAAATAATCACCACTATGACGAGAAGGATCACCGAATTCTGCCTCATCACCAAAATCTGGTCCTATGTCTTCTGTTACAGTTTCTTTTGTCTTTTCAGCAACTACCTTTGCCGTAGCGCTTGCAAAGGCTTCATTAATAGAGTTTAAATCTCTGCTGTTCATGTAAATATTTATAGTGCCACGGCTAAAAAAAGACGATAAATTTTATTTAGGTAATACAAATTTACCTAATCCTAATATGGAGTACGAATGGACTCCTGACATGGTAAAGTCTCTTAAGAAAGCCAGAAAAAACATTCTTCACTTTGCCGAAAACTTTTTTCACATTGTTAATCTTGATCGAGGTCGAATGTTAATAAACTTATATGCTTATCAAAAAAGAGTATTACGTAGTTTAAGAGATCATAGATTTGTAGCTTGTTTAGCTAGTAGACAGACTGGAAAGACTACTATGATGACAATTTATGCTCTATGGATTGCTTGTTTTGAAGACGATCAACGTATATTAATTGTTGCTAATAAAGAACAGACTGCTATTAGTATTTTCTCAAGAGTGAGATTAGCATATGAAAATTTACCAAATTATCTCAAACCCGGTGTTGTAGAATACGGTAAAACTTCTATGAAATTAGCAAATGGTAGTAGTATTGGTATTAGTACTACAAGTTCAGACGCTGGCCGAGGAGAATCTGTTAATGTACTAATTTTAGATGAGTTAGCTTTTATTCCAAATAATCTTGTCGAACAATTTTGGAGCTCAGTATATCCTATTATTTCTGCATCAACAAAATCTAAAATATTTGTAGCATCTACTCCTAATGGTAGCGGTAATTTATTTCATACATTATATACAGAAGCAGAAAAAGGAACAAATAATTGGAAATCAGAGAAAATATTATGGCATGAGGTTCCTGGAAGAGATGAACAATGGAAGCACGACACAATTAAATCGATAGGCAGTGAAGAAGCCTTTGCGCAAGAGTTTGATTGCATGTTTCTTGATACTGGTGATTCATTTATTGATGAAATTTTCTTTGAAAAATTATTAGCAAAAGTAACAGAACCGACATATGTATTTGATGACGGATGTTATAAAGTATGGGAAGAGCCCGATAAAGATCATTTATATACTATTGGAGTTGATGTAGCAGAAGGAGTCGGTCAAAATTTTAGTGTTATACAAGTTTTAGATATTACTGAATTACAGGATATAAAACAAGTTGCAGAATATGCATCTAATGAAATTAACCCATTTGAATTTACTACTAAAGTCCGGGACATATGTTATCACTGGGGAGCACCTCCTGTATTAATAGAAAGAAATAATTGTGGTAGTCAGGTCGTAGATAATTTATATCACCAATATAATTACAGAAGCATAGTTAATTGGTCTCCTAAAGTAGGTCAGGTAAAGTATGACAGATTAGGAGTATACGCTCACACTAATACCAAATATAAAGGTGTTACTAATATGAGATATTGGATTAATGATATTAAGTGTGTCGATATAAGATCAAAACCTGCTGTCGTAGAACTGAAAAATTTTGTACGATACCCCAACGGGTCTTGGGCAGCTCAACCTGGGTTTGATTATGATGATAGAGTAATGGCAATGGTTTGGGCATTATTAATTTTAGAAAATAGCGTTATACAAAAATATTATAATGTACTAGAAATTGATAATAATCAACGCCCCGCAAAAATAGAACTAGGGCCATATATTGATCAAAAGTTCAGCAACTTTTTACAAGATTATAAAATGCAAAATATTGATGATACTTGGAAACCACCTCCAGTTTACTTTGAAGATATAAATATTTTAAGTTCAGACGAAGGACCTAATTATAATACAGATATGGAAGAACTACAAGCACAAGGATATGTTAGAGTATGAACCAAGCACCACTTAATAAAAATAGACAAGATAAATTTATACTAGTTTTAAATTTACCTGAAGGTATAAAAAATATTGTAGATAATATAGTTAGAAATACAAACAGAATTGACGCTAATAGTTTAGAAATTAGTATTGCAGGTACAGTAACTCCTACTGTCAGTATTCCTGAAAAAACTATTCCGTATGGAGCACAAACTATAAAAGTTAGTTCTCATGCTCGACCAGCATATGAATCTTTAAATATAAATTTTAAAATTGACAACCAATTTAATAATTATTGGGCAATATATAAATGGCTCGATATTATTAATGATATTAAAACTGGTAACTTTAATGAAGATGATATTATAAAATATAAATCACCTAAAGAGTTAATGAGCCCTTCTCAGCAATTACCCGTATATTCATCTAATTTAACAGTATACGGTTTAGATGAATATGAAAACAGAAAAATTCAATGGGACTATATTGGAGCATTTCCAACTAAATTAGCTGAAATTCAATGGGACTATACTAATGAAGCTGAAATTACATCATCTGCTACTTTTGAATTTACAAAGATAGAGGCAAAATTAATTTAATCCCAAAAATAGCTCATCGCAACATTAGTCTTGTAAGAGCAACTAGGCATTTTTTCAACAATTTTTTTAAACTCTTTTTCTGTAATATTTCCTTGTAGCCATGACTCTCCTTCAATACAACCAATCATAGTATTTGTTCTGTCTTGTATAGATTTAACATACATAGACGCAGCGAACATTTCATCAGGACTACCAGTATCAAACCATGCATAGCTACTATCTAAACTATTATGCCCTAATACATTATCCTGTAGGTAACTTTTATTCAAATCAGTAATTTCTAATTCATTTCTTTTTGATGGTTTTAAATTTCTTGCTCTTTTTCCAGCAGTATTATCATAAAAATAAATGCCAGTAACTGCTAAATTACTGGCAGGTGGATCTGGTTTTTCCTCAATTGAAACTACCTTTAACTCATCATTCTTACATTCCAACTCTATAACACCATAATCGGACGGATTTGAAACTTTATAACTTACAACACAAGCCTTATTACTGTTGAGTTCCGGTTTTCTTATACCAGTAAATACATTATCACCTAAAATTAAACATACATCATCATCTCCTTGCCACGCTTCAGCAATAATTAATGCTTCTGCTATACCCGCAGGAGACATTTGTACTTTTAAAGTAAAATTAATCCCTAAATATGGTCGTGGTTTATCTGTTTGATTAAATAAACGCAATAAAGGGTCATACACTTGAGCGCTTGTAATAATCATTATATCCTTTATCCCTAATTTTATTAAAGTCGATAGGGGATAATAGATAGTAGGCTTGTCGTAAATTGGTAAAAGTTGCTTGGAAACAGTTTTTGTACTAGGATAAACTCTAGAACCTGTACCACCAGCTAAGATAATACCCTTCATATATTTATATTATACTGCTTATTTCGCTAAATCAACTAAAATATGTTTGCGAGAAACAATAAATAATTGTAAAGGTTTTTACTATGAGTAGACGAACAATCCAATCACCAGGAATAGAAATAAGAGAAATCGATCTAACACAACGACCTGCAGCCGCAGTCGGGACTAGTGTGTTTATAGCTGGATTCTCTAATCAAGGACCAACAGACGAAGTCTTTAATGTAGGAACGTTTGCAGAATTTGAAGAGATTTACGGAAGTCCTACAAATGCAGCCGAGAGATATTTTTATCATTCTGCACGGCAAGTGTTTAATAGTGATGCAAATGTTTTTGTTTCTCGTTTACCTTACGGCGCCAATAAAGGTATTAGAAAATATTCTGCTCTAGTTTATCCTGTTGTTGGTCTTAATACAGCAACTATTAGTGCTTTCACACCTACGACATTAGATATTGAGACGACCGCGGTCAGCGCTTTGGCTGATTG